GCCCCCGGGTGTCATCAGCAATTCCTGCGCCGGCTTCCACGCGCGCTGAACTGGCAGTTGGACGCTGACTGTTGTCGCCACCAACGGGAAACTCGGACTCATTGCGGCGCCTCCGCGATCAGGAATTGGATACCCGTGCGCGCGACTCCATCGATTCGGTCAGTCACGGGTGTGATCGCGATCCTGCACGTCGGATAGACCATTCCATCCTGTGGGTCTGTGTAGGCGAACGCCGTCTGGTCTCGCAGCGCGTTCTGCGCGAATTCGAGAAACGCGTCCCTCTCCGTGTCTTCGAGCAGCCGCAGATTCACCGACCACGTCTTCCTCTGCGGCGTCATCAGGTACCGTTGCTCGGTCCCGTCAGCGAATTGGAATGTGCGCGTCAGGCCTGCGATCGCGCACACGTACGGGTATTGCTGTACCGCGCCTGTCGAAAGTAAAGGTAGTGTACTCATAGGCCATCCTGAAACTCGTTCAGCACATCCGAGAATCCTCGCGAATCACTCAAACTGCGCCGCAGTGCCGCTACCAGACTCTGCCGGTCGTTCATCAGCGACCGGCCTTCGCCGCTCGCCGCAGTCGCAATGCCGTGCGCCGCTGTTTCGATGCGAGCCGCGCTCGGCACCGTTGCGCCGGCCATCCCCGTCTCCTTCTGCGGTCCGCGCTGGCTTGTCGAACCCTCAGTGCCACCCATCCTGCTCCCCACCGCACCCGCCAGCGGCGCTGAGGACCCGACGCTTCCGGTCAATCTGCGCGCCCTATCCGTGCTTGTCGGCCCGTTAGCCCCGCCCGCGCCACTCGCGCCACCGGCGGTTGACGGCGCTGTTGGGCTGCTGCCACTGGTTACACCAAATAGTCCGCTTGCGCTTTCGTTGAGCGTCTGAACTCCTGCCCCCGTCTCCGGTGAAATTGCTTCCACGATTTGGAACGGCTGCCGGGTCTGCGCTCGATATCGCGTCACCTGCGATGTGGAACTCCCGACCCCGAATATACCCAGGACCGAATTGAGAACTCCTGCGATCGGCGATAGCAGCCAGTTGTTGCCGATATTGAAACCGCCTGAGCTGCCAGAACTGCTCTTCGACGGCTTCGTGATGGCCTCCGCCTGCAATTGCCTGGGGCTCCCGCTCGCCCGCTCGCCGTTCGTGAGCGCCTGCTGGCCCGTGCCCCCGCTCTGCGGAATCGGTAGCTTCAGGTTCGGCGTGCCGCCCACGACACTCCCGGCTCGGGTCGGCCCGAGGAGCTTGCGGACGTAGGCCAGTATCTCTCGCGACGCCTGTGTGCTCTCTTGCGGATTGTTAGCTCCCACCATCCACCGTCCTCTCCTCGCCTTGCAGAACCGCCATTGCTTCCAGGTCCTTGGCCCACCATTCCCCGGAACTCGTCACTATCCCGCTGCGCCACATTGCGAACAACTCGAGCCATGCCACCGAACGCTCGTTGATCGTGCTCACCGGGCATTGCTCGGCGAATATGCCACCCCAGCTCCACACAATCGGCCGGGCTGGCGTCGGTTCGACCCCGGCCCATCTGCAATTGCGTTTTGCCTCCAGCCGTTGCCTTCTGCAAGTCTCGCAATCCCACCCGGCCGGAGACTCCTGATGGAAATGGAATGCGAGTGTCAGTTTTTTCGTTCTTCTTCGTTCAGAAAACTTTCGTCCGCGATCGCCTCCGCGATTTCGTAGGCCAGGTCTTCCGGCCCGCTCTCCAGCAGGCTCTCGACTGTCGCCGGCGCCCCGCCGATGCTCAACCCCTCGATGTGCACGAGTGCCGCCCGGATGACCTTTTCGTCGATGCGTCCGCGCAGTTCCGCGGCGGCTAGCTCGCTTTCTATGCCTTCCTGCACTGCGTGGAATCTCTGTTCGGCCGCCAGACCTTTCAGCTCCAGCAGCAGCCGGTGCCTCCGCAGCAGCGACATTCTCAGCACTTTATACCGCACCCCGGGCCGCGTTCCCGATGCGCGCCACACCGCGTTTTCGTAAAGCCCCGGCGTGGCCCCAACCCCAGCCGCCGGCGAAGCTGCGAATTCGGCTGAACGCCAAGCTGCGGCATCAGCCGAACGCGAAGTAGATTTCGTCATCGCCCGCTCCCTGTGCCCTTGAGCTCGAGAAGCTCCACAGCAACCGCGTTTCCGCATCGTTGAACTGCGGTATCTGCGGCACGAATGTCTTGATGTACACTGCCGCCATCGCCCCGGCCTGGTCGCCAAGTTGGATGGTCAGCGGGATCGGCGTCTCGGTCTGCGCGGCGTGGTACAGCTCCGCGAATACGCTCTCGTCCGTGCTGTACACCTCGAATTGCACCTCCACGTCGCGGTCGCCCGGCGACAGCCCCAGGGGCTGCGTCGAACCGAATTCGAAGCTCCTCGTCATCAGGTTGTTCTTGACTCTCACCAGCGCCTTCGTCAGCGTCAGCACCTGGCTAGGCGTGCTCCCCAGCCACGCCTGCCCCAGATGTCCCGGCACCGGTGCCCACGTCTCCGCTTGTACCGCCGGTTCCGTTGGAAACACCGTCAGACCACCATCCGGCGGCTGAAACGCGGCTGAGCCAATTTGTTCGGCCGCAGGCCCGCGAAACACAAGTTTGTGCTCTGTTCCATCAACCAGGACGTCCATCTCGTCAACGCCTGCTCCGCGCACGATTCGCTGCACGGTGTTGCTCGGGTCCCAGAAATCGAACAGGCTTACGCTTGGCAGAACCTTTGCCGGCACATAGGCTGCCGCCGGCATCACCTGCGCCGATCCGCTCACCGTGTTCGTCAGCGGCGCGCTCAGCCACACGCTCGTTGCGCTGAGTACGCTCGCCACAATCCGCATCTCGCCGCCCACTGTCACCGCGCCGCCCACGGCCAGATTGTGCGGCGCCGCAAAATCCAGTTCCGCTCCATTCCCGTTCACGGTTGCCGTCTGTTGTACGCTCAGCGGCGCCGCCGCACCCAGTGCCGCCTGCACCATCTGCCCCACCGCCGGCGGCAACGCGCCGGCCCCCGCCATCAAGCTCATCTCGAACTCGTAGCTCGCGATTTTCCTCGATGGGCCCGGCGTGCCGAGGAATGTTCTCGTCCCCGTCTTGTCCCGCCGCGGCACCGTGACTTTTTGAGTCGCCACCGCCAGCCGCACGCCTGGAACGCGATTCGTGGCCGACACCGTCGGGACTACTCCGTAACTGCTCTCCAGCGCTATGTAATAGCGATTGTTCATGGAAAGAACGTAATTTGCCATCGATCCCTATCTCCTTTCACCGTTCCCAGCTCAACTGGCTCATCACCCGGGCCTTCTCGATGTAGTGCAAGCCGCCCTGCTTCACCGCATCGATCTGCACTTCGTAGCCCGGCTGCAACACCATCCCATTGCCCAGATTCCCGTGGTTCCTGTCGAACACGTCTCCCACCGCGTCCGCGGCCGCCTGCAGCGTGTCGCTCAATCCCTCCAGCCGGTCCTGCGAATGCGTTACTTCGACTACCACCCGGTAGCTTCCCGAGAACAGGCGGAACTTCACCTTGCCGTTGTTGCGGATCTGGTCGCAATACACTCTGCACACCGGATACGCAACCTTCTGCTGCTGTTCCTCCAGTTCCTGTGGGACATGGCTGGCTTCGACCACTGGCACTCCTGGTGGCGCCCCGCCCATCAGCGTCACTCCTGTCATCTGGATCGTCGCCGAGTACTCCAACAGGCTCTGTGCCAGCCCGTTTGTCCCATTCAGCAGATCCACCGCCGTCTGCACCACGGTCGCGGTTGGTGTTGGCATCGTTACCCCCGAGGCAGAATCCTGCGTTCCTTCACGCGCCCCTCCGGCGCTTGTCCTTCTGTCGCCGCCGGCCCCGCCGCTGGTCCTATGTCCGGCAGCGCCCACACCGCGTTCGCCGCCAGCGGCGCGTCGTTTTGCCTGCGCATCACTCCGTTACTGTCCGCCACATACACGTTCCATCCGTTGCCTGCCGCCAGCCCGTTCGCCGCTACTGTCAATCCATTCCCCGCCGCCGCCTGAACGCTCACCACGTCCGACTGCGCGCTTTCGTCCCCGCGTGCATTCACCTGTGTCGTTGTTACGATGTACGCCGCCTCACTCTGCGCCCCGCCGGTCACCGTGACTGTCGGCGCTGCCGGCTTCCGCAGCGGGTTGCCAACGTACGGCACGCCGCCCTGGAAGTACTCTGCCCTGCTCCGCGCAGCGTCCTTGTCGAACGCCTCCGACTTCTTCTGAAACCGGTCGTTTACTTGGCTGAACGACGCGTCCCGGTACACCAGCGCCAGCGTATGCGTTAGGTGCCATCGCTTTAGCCGTTCGTCCACCACCGCGTTCACCGCCGTCAACCCGCTGTGTGGGTACACACTCTGGCCGCAGTTCGACTCCCATCGCAGGAAGTCGTCCACCTTGTCCGTGATCCAGGCCTCCGACTGCCCCATCTTCGCCCCGAGGTCGATCCCTTCCTCGGCCGCCACGCTCGTCGCGCTGCTGTCGTAGGCCTGCAACTCCTCCGCCTCGCACCACCACCTGTCCACTAGCAGAGCCACCACGCGCCTCCTTAGTTTTCCGTCCGCGCCGGCGCAGGCTGGGTCAACTCCGTCGCCACCACGTGAACCTGGAGCCTGCCCGCCTCCCGATTCAGCACGAACGCTTTGCGCTTCGCCGCCTCGTCCTGCCGGTAGGCCTCCGCCTCGGCATCACTGGCCAGTCGCGCGCGCCCTTCCAGCAGGAGTTGACAGGCGTTTCGCCGCGCTACTTCCGTCAGCACCCCGCCCTTGCCCCCGTCCGGCGTTTCTTTGCTCACCACCACCGTATCGGCCTCCGGCAGCGTCGCCTCCATTTCGCGCAGTTTCTTGTAGTACTGCCGCACATCCATCGCTTTGCTCCCTTCTTCTATTTGAAAAACCCTCTGCTCTTGCTGATCTCCACCCCGTCACCGATCCGCGCCTGTTGCCGATCCGCGCCTGTTACCAACCCGCGTCCGTTACTGAGCCGCGTCCATTACCGACCCGCGTCCGTTACTGAGCCGCGACTGTAAAGGAGCGGTCCCCGCGTTGCTCAAGTTATTCAATGGACTCCCAATCCCAAAACCCTGGCGTGCAGGCGCCCTCTGGGAAGGCGCCCGTCGCCGTTTCCTCGCGCCTAACTCCGCACCTGCAACCCGTGCAGGTTCCGCAGCACGCCACAGCCGTACAGGATGTCCACCGTGAACTGCTGCGCCAGCGTGTTCGGCTGGTAGCTCATCACCACCCGCATCCCGAAGTTGCCCAGCTCGGCATACTCGGCGATCGCGCCCGTCCCCGGCAGCGGCTTCGGCAGCCGGCGGATCGCCAGGCTGATCGCGTCCCGCGTGAACGCCAGGTTGTTTGTCGTCACCGTGCCCGTCCCGGTTTGCGGCACGAACTGCGACCGGTACACGAAGAAGTCCTTGATCCGTCCCAGCACGCCCGTGTCGATTGCCTGCGCCAGCGGACCCACCTTGTCGGCTTCGGTGAACCGGTCGATCATGCGCAGTTCCGAATACGCCGACGGATGCACCACCAGGTACTTCGGTTCGCTCGTCGGAACCTTCGCCGTGAACAGCGCCGTCTCCGCCTGGTCGACCACTGCTTCGGTCACCGCCGTCCCCCCGATCCCCAGCGGCGCGTTCGCCGTGAACTGGCTATACAGGTTCAGCAGGTCCGTCTCCACGCGCTCTGCCAGCGCTACCATCGCCGGCTGCATGTACATCTTCAACAGCGTCGGCACCGCGATCGCTTTCGTGACGTCCGGTATCTGGAACGTCGCCTCGGCGTGCGTGTTCAGGATGATCTGTGCATTGCCCAGGTCCGGGTTCTGCGTCTGAACGCTCCCGCCTTCGATAATGTTGTTCGCCACCAGTACCGGCGGAATCGGCACGTTCACCGTGTCGCCCGCATTGGCCAGCGTGGCATCGTAGTCCCTCGTCACCAGGTTGCCCATCACCAGGTTGCCCATCAGCGTGGGCAGCGCATCGGCGGCCACCAGCTTCACAATCGCACTCGCCAGGTTGGCGGAAGTTATGATCGGCATCTCTCTTTTCCTTGTCCTTTCCTTTCTTGATCACCGCGGGACCGTACTTGCCCCGCCCTACTCGCCCCGCAGGGTCTGCATCGCGACCCGGGCGATCTGCTCGCGCACCCTTTGCATGTCCTCAGCGCTCATCCCCGGCCGGATTGAATCCAGGTCGATGCTCGCGCCCACGCTGCTCCGCGGCGGCGTCAGCATGCCTGACCCTCCCGCCATCCGCGCCGGCAGAATCTCCGGATTGTCCTGAACGAACTGGTTCAGGTAATCCTTGATTGGAATCTCGCCTTCCGGCGTCTTCGCCACCAGGCTTCCGTCTGGCGCCCGCTGGATCTCGTCTTTTACCGCTTTGAAGGCCAGGTCCAGCTTCGTCACGCCCAGCCGCTGCAGCTCGCCGCGAATCCGCGTCACCCGGTCGCCCTCCTCCACCTCCCGCTTCGTCTTGCGGTTCTCTTCCACCAGTTGGTTCACTTGCCGCTCGAGCTGCTCTCGCCGCTGGCGCTCATCGGTCAGCTCGGCTTGATACGCGGGCTCGGCCCGGCGCCGTTCCGAGCTCAGGTACTCCTCGATCACGCTGCGGATCATCCCGCGCGTGTCATTCCCGCCCGGCGAGAGCGCGTTGCTGTCCTGCCCCATGGGGTCTCTCTCCTTCGTCGTTCTGTTGCTCGTTGATACGACCGGCACAAATGAAAATGGGGACAGCGCGCTGTCCCCATCTCTTCTCTCCGGCAAATCTGCTCTTCCGCTGCGGGCCGATCGCCGCGCCCGCCTCTCCGTCCCAGCCTCAGCTCATCAATGCCCCGCCGGCCCCGCGTCGATCTCCTGCGCGATCTTCTCCTTAACCTCTTGCCGCACGTCGCACAAATACTTCAGCGCCAGCCTCTTCAGCACCTGCGTCCGGAACGTCTCCGAATCGATCCCCAGGCCCAGCAACGTCTGCGCGTCCTGCAACTCGCTCGAGAAGTCCCCGATGTCGAACTCGTCCAACCCCGTCACATCGATCCCAATCTCGTCCGACCGCGCCTTCCCGACCACCCGCAGCACCTTCTTCAGCGTGTCCTTTACCCGGTCGCCGAACCCTCTTAGAACTTCCTGCGTGATCAGGTAGTCCCGCTGCTTGCTCACCCCTGTCATCTGCGTGTTGTCCGGGCCCGGGTTGATCGCCTGGTTCAGCGCGTAGCACACCCGGTAAATCTCCTGCTTTAGCCAGTCGATATTCTGCAGCGCCACCTGGTACACGTGCCCCTCCGGCTCCGTCCACCCGAACTTGTCCTGCGGGCCTAGTTGCAGGTAGTAGCTCTCCCCGATGCACTCCTTCCACTCCCGGTCGCTGTACACCACCGGCATCGCGAACAATCCCATCGTCAGCGCCCATCCCAGCGCGTTCGATTTGTTGAAATGCTCAAGCTGCAGCGACGCCGCCTTGTTCATCAGCCACATGCCTTCGCCGAAACTGAACTCCACCAGCGGCACCACCTTCTGCGCCGCCAGTCCGTGCACGCCCTCTTTCACCAGCTCCACCGGCCCCGCCTGCCCCTTGCGCTCCCACTGCTCGTACACCTGGAATTGCTCGCGCCCGTAGTACACCCACCGCCGCTCCGTCGCCCATTCCCCCACCCCCGGCTCGTCCACCCGCCGCTCCGTCCTCAGCACCACCCAGTCGAACTCGCCCCGCTCGTTGCGCTGCCAGTTCACCAGGCTCTCCGCCGCGTACTCGCACAAATACGCCCGGCTCAGCCCCAGCCGGTCTTCCTCCGCCCGGTTCTGCGCCTTCGTCCCCGGGTTTGGAAAGTCGATTACGATGTACGATCGCCCCACCACCAGCGCCTCGATCATCTGCCGCCGGAAGAACTCGCTCAGCGTCGATCCCCGCAGGTCGCAGTCTTCCGCAAACTGGCTGAAGAACTGCCGCGCCCGGTCGTCCTGGCCGTCCAGCGTCAGCGCCGGCTCGCGCCGGAATAGTGTCGCGCCGTACCAGTCGATGATCGACCCGATGTAGTTCTCGTAAAACGCCCGGTTCGTGCGCTCCAGAAAAACGTCCCCCGGCTCCCGCAACCGCGGGATCAGGTACTGCCCCGCGCGCCGTATGAACTGCTCGCCGCCCACGTACAGGTCGCGATACTTCGGCCACACGTCCCTCTGCGCGACGTATTCTGGATGTTCTTTGCGGACATCGATCATCTCTTTCACCTCGCCTTCCCCAACCGTTTCCGAGCCTTGACCGTCTTTCTGAGCCACGCCTGTTTCTGAGCCGCGACCGTCAGGGAGCGGATGTGTTGCATGCCTGAGCCGCGCCTGTTTCCGAGCCGCGACCGCTTTTCGGAGCCGCGACCGTCTTTCTGAGCCGCGACCGTAGGGAGCGGTTCCTGCGTCGTTACGACCGTCTTTCGGAGCCGCGACCGTCAGGGAGCGGATGTGTTGCATGCCTGAGCCGCGCCTGTTTCTGAGCCGCGACCGTTTTTCGGAGCCGCGACCGTAGGGAGCGGTTCCTGCGTTGTTACGACCGTCTTTCGGAGCCGCGACCGTAGGGAGCGGTTCCGGCGTCGTTACGACCGTCTTTCGGACCCGCGACCGTAGGGAGCGGTTCGTGCGTTGTTACCGAGCCGCGACCAAAGGGAGCGCTCCTACCGCGCTACCGCCGCGCCGCTCCGCCAGGTTTCATTCCTAGGCGTGCACAACTCTCTCTAGTCACGCTCTGCCTCCACTTCGCCATGTGGAAAGAGCCGTCTCTCCCCATGCCCCCTGGGTCGAGGATGCCCGCATCCCTGTGCCGTCGCTCAATACGGACCCAGCCTGTGCGCCTTCTCCCCGATCGTCTTGATGTACGTCGAAAACTCCGCCCATAGCATGTACCCCAGCGCATCCGACAGGTGGCTCCTCTTCTGATCGCTGTTCTTGTCGATATCATTCGAGTTAGGCGCATACCCCACCTCGTCGAAATCCGCCATCAGTCCCTCGCACCGCGGATCGATCATCAACGTCGACTCCCCGTCCGCCGCCTTTAGCTTTCCGTTCACCAGCCGCACCCGCAGCGCCACGCTCGGATTGGCTTTTGGAATCTTGTACTGCACCGACAGCTTCGCGTATCGCGCGAAGAAGTCCTCGATGATGTCCCGGTCGTTCGTCCCCGCCGTCTGCATGTGGCTCGCCGACGCATCGGCGTATACCACCACTCCCGCCGCCCACGCCGGGTTCCGCTTCACGAACTCCTCGCACGCGTCCAGCGTGCTCGCCCGGCCTAGCACGATCTCGTCCAGCACCCGCACCGTGTCTCCGTCCCGCTGCGCCACCACCGAGCACATCGGGCTCACGTTGAAGTCCAGCGCCCATCTCAGCGGCAGCGTCCGGTCCGCCTGCTGCTCCTCGATGCTCGTCTTCCGGTCGAACGCGTAGTACACCAGTCCGCTATTCGGATTCAGGTACTCGCCCAGCACTTCCTGTTTGTAAAATGCCTCGTCGTAGCTCGTCTTCAACCGGTCGTAGTAGTCCGGCACTTTCCCCAGCAGGTGCCGGTTCTCGCACGCCTGCGCTCGCACGCATGCGTATCCGTTCGGACCCTCACGAATGAATCGCCGGTACACCCAGTCGAAACCCTTCGGCGTCCATACCCCGAATCCGCACAGCCGCGCCGCCTCCGGATCCCTCAGCCGCGCCTCCAGCCGGATCCACGCCTCCTCGTGCGTGTACGTCAGCTCGTCCACCCCGAACCACGCCAGGTTCGTGCCCCGCAGCCGCTCGTAATCGTCCATCGACCGGAACAGAATCTTCGATCCCGTGTCCGTAAACGTCAGCGTGTTCTCCGCTTTGTTGACATCGAACGGAATCGCGTTCTCCTCGAGTACCTGCACCATCGCAATCTGCGTCGAGTCCCGCAGCATCGGGTACGTCGGCGCACCGATCAGCCCCATGCATCCCGCGTTCACGTACGCCAGTCGGATCGCCTCCTGGCACAACGCCTGGCTCTTGCCCGAGCCCACCGGTCCCGAAAATCCCTTGAATCGCGTCTCCAGCTTGTGAAAGCGCGCCTGCGTCGGCAGCGGGTTATACCGGATCTCGCGCTTCAT